CTGTGCAGCAAGTGCAACCACGCCCTCGGCCTCTTTGACGATGACCCCCATCTCTTGGAGCAGGCCAGCCAGTACCTCTTGATCAGCAGGATCTGAACAGAATGACCACGACGTACATCGACCTGTGCAATAAAGTACTGCGCCGCCTCAATGAGGTGGAGATAGCCCCGGCTGATTTCAGCGGGGTTCGTGGCGTTCAGGCCTTGGTCAAAGACGCCGTACAGTCCGCAGTTGCGCGGCTGAACCAGATGGAGTTCGAGTGGCCCTTCAATGACTCGGAGACGACGCAGCTACTGACGGTGGGCAAGGAGGAGTACGACTTCCCCGCTGACCTCAAGTCGGTGGACTGGAACAGCTTCCAGATCCAGAAGGACGACAGTCTCGGCGTATCCTACCAAGCACTAAAGTTCCTTGAGCGTGATGAGTGGTACAAGTATCACCGAGACGATGACTATCAGACGGAGACTGTGGGACGCGGAGTTCCGCTTTATGTTTTTCCGGCGCACGGCGAGGGTTTTGGCCTGACGCCCAGCCCCGACAAGGCGTATTCCGTCCGCTATCGCTATTTCCGCAATTTCACTAATCTCAGCGACTTTGACGATACGTCTCGCGTCCCGACGGAGTTCGATACCACCGTCGTCGACGGCGCGATGTTCTACATGTACATGTTCAAGGACAATCCCGAGAATGCGAGTGTGGCCTTCCAGACCTTCCAGCAGGGCGTGAAGGAGATGCAGAGCCTCTACATTAACCACTACCAATCTGTCCGCGACACGCGTGTCAATTTTGGGGGCGGCTCCCGTAGCAGCCGATCTGTGACTTCGGGGTGGTATTAATGCCCGACCGGATTGAACCATTCAAGATTATATGCGGCGGGGGACTAAACTCCAATGAGAACCACCTTAGACTGGCTGAAGAGAACCCCGGCGCGGCGACACGTCTGACAAACTACGAGCCGGGGATCTTTGGCGGCTACAGGCGTGTTGATGGGTATGAAGCCTACGACACGACCTACAGTGAGGTGGGTGAGGGGGTGGCCGAGGGGCCGGTCCTGTGCGCCGTCATGTTTCAGAATGACGCAACCAGTCAGAACTACGTTATTGCCGCGCGTAAGGATATCGGCGCGGACACCTACAGTTTTTACCAGCACGTCCCCGGCGTTGGCTGGACGGCCATTGTAACTGGATTAACGCAGGACACTACGGATGGGGTGCGAACAGTAAATCGTATCCGCTACACTCAGTTTGACTTCGGCAGCGGCAACTACATCGCCTTCGTAGACGGCGTGAACAATGCGATCCTGTTCGACGGTACTGACTGGTATCAAATTACGACAACTGGCGCGGGTACGTCGGCTGACCCCGGCGGCGCTCAAGCAGTCGCAGCGCCGTCCATCGTGGATGTATTTGAGAACCACTTATTCCTCGGCGGCGACCGTACGAGTAAGGCCCTAGTCGTCTACAGTGCGCCGAATGATCCATTCAATTTCACGGCGGCGTCTGGTGCGGGACAGATTACGACTGGCTTTACCGTCGTGCAATTCAAACCTTTCCGAGACCAGCTGTTCGTATTCAGCACCAGCGCCATCAAGAAAATCGAGCCAGACGTCAGTTCCGCCTTCCTTATCCAGCAGGTCACGACGAACGTCGGCTGTATTGCCCGGGACAGCGTCATGGAGGTGGGCGGCGACCTGATCTTCTTGGCCCCCGATGGCTTACGCCCCGTGGCGGGTACGGCGCGGATCGGCGACGTGGAGATCGAAACAATCTCCAACAGCATCCGGGGCCGCCTCCAGACGCTGATAGACCAGTATGACCTCGACGACCTAGTCGGCGTGACTGTCCGAAAGAAATCTCAGGCGAGGTTTTTCTTTGGCGGCGACGAGACTGCTCAGATCAACGCGGAGGGCCTGCTGGCGGGCCTCAGCCGGAACAGCGGCGACTTGACGTGGGAGTACGCGGACCTCGTCGGGATGCGGGCCAACTGCGCCTCGTCGGAGCAGATAGGCCGGGATGAGTATGTTCTTCATGGTGATTTTGACGGCGTCGTCTACCGGCAGGAGACTGGGACGTCCTTCAACGGCGAAGACATCATCGCCCTCTACTCCACCCCGTACCTCGATATGGGCGACACGGAGATTCGCAAAGTCCTGCACAAGGTGAATACCTTTATCCGCGCTGAGGGGCCGTTTACGCTGAACGTCTCAATTGCGTACGACTGGGGCGGCCCCTTCACGGCAGTCCCCTCTCCGTACGACCAGTCGAGTACTGGCGCTCCAGTGGTCTACAACGGACGCGACATCGATTTCGGCGGCGACGGGGTACAATACGGCGGGGCCACTAGCCCAGTCATGCTGTCCGACATCCAAGGCTCCGGCTTCTCAGTCCGCGTGAGCTTCGTCACAATCGGGCAAACGGAACCACACTCAATTCAAGGCCTCGTCATCGAATTTGGCCTCGCGGGGAGACGATAAATGGCTGGATATACACGGCAGTCTGTAGCGGATATCTTGAATGGTCTGGCGGTAACTGCGCCGCCCCTCAACGCCGAGTACAACCAACTGGCGGCGGCATTTGACGGCTCGACGGGCCACGCGCACGACGGGACGACTGGTAATGCGCCGCCGCTGCCCCTCACGACGTCAGTCACTGGCTACCTGCCCGCCGCTAATGGCGGCGTCGGGGGCCTGAACAAGACTGACGCGACCACCAATCCCACAATCACCAACGACACCTCTCAGGGCTACGCCCCCGGCTCCCTGTGGCTGAATACGACGTCCGACCGCGTCTTTGTGTGCGTAGACAGTACGTCTGCGTCAGCAGTCTGGTACGAAGTCGCCGCGATCACGGACGGTAGTGTCTTCTTCCCCGAGACCAACGACACCGTGGACCTCGGCCTCGCCGCCCAGCGGTTCAAGGATCTGTACCTCTCCGGCGCGGCTAACATTGCGGGCAGCGCGTCGGTCGGCGGCACTCTGACGGTCACTGGCGCGACTACGGCGACGGGCGGCGTTACTGGCAATCTGACTGGCAATGTGACCGGAGACCTGACTGGCAACGTCACGGCGTCGTCGGGGTCTAGCACCTTCAACAATGTCACCGTGAATGGTACTGCGGACTTCACGAATACTACGCTGCAAAACGTCTCCGCGCCTACTCTGGGCAGCCACGCGGCGAACAAGACTTACGTCGATACAGCTATCAACGACCTGATCGGCGGCTCCCCGACTACTATGGATACGCTGAATGAGATCGCGGCGGCCCTGAACGATGACGCGAGTGCGTACTCCACTTTGGACACCAAGATCGACACCAAGGTCGCCAAGACCGGGGACACGATGTCCGGTGATTTGGCTATGGGCAGCAACATCGTCACAGGCATGAAAGCGCCGACGGTCGGCTCCGACGCCGTTAACCTGACCTACGTCACAAATCTGTACGGCAGCACGTCGGCGGCGGCGGTGTCCGCCCAATTGGCCGAAGACTACGCGGAGAAGGCCGAAGACCTTGAAGTGGAGACGGGTAAGTTCTCGTCCAAGCACCACGCCGCCAAGGCGGCGGCCTCGGAGACAGCTGCGGCCACGTCTGAGACAAACGCCGCATCCTCGGCGGCAAATGCGTCCACGAGTGAAACCAATGCCGCGTCCTCCGCGTCTGCGGCTTCTACGTTTGCCACGAATGCGTCGACGAGTGCCACGAGTGCCAGTACGTCCGAGACGAACGCGGCGACGAGTGAAACGAATGCCGCCAGTTCTGCGTCTGCGGCTGCCACGTCTGAGACTAACGCCGCCAGTTCTGCGTCTGCGGCTTCTACGTCCGAGACGAACGCGGCGACGAGTGAGACTAACGCCGCGAGTTCGGCTACTGCGGCTGCTACGTCTGAGACTAACGCCGCCGCGTCCTACGACAGCTTCGACGACCGTTATCTGGGATCGAAGGCCTCCACGCCGACGACTGACAACGACGGAGATCCCCTTCTGGAGGGCGCGCTGTACTGGGACAGCACGGCCAAAAATATGTATGTGTGGAACGGCACCGCGTGGAGTGCCGCCGTGTTCGACACTGCGGGTGCAATGTTTGGCGCGAACAATCTGTCGGACCTGACGGACTTCGCGGCGTCGCGGAGCAATCTGGGGGTAGACGCGGCTGGCACTGACAATTCAACGAATGTTACGTTGGCGGGGACTGGCACTTACCTGTCAATTGTGGGTCAACAGATTACGGTAGACCCAATCACTGAGAGCGACATCGCAGACCTCGGCACGTATCAAGTGCAGCTGGCTGAAGGCCCCTTCGTTGATGGCGACAAGAC